ATCTAAGAGTTTTTGGATGTCTTTCTTGATGTTCTTTACATTTTTTATACTTAGTCCCTTTGATAATCTCATAATCCATCCTTTTCTATTATATGATAAATATATTACTTAGATAGTATTATAATATTAGTTTTATTAATACATTTATACATATTTGTTATACTGTAATTTAGCAGGGAAACCTTTTCGTTTAAAATATTATATCTTTTCAAACTTGCTATATTATTATGCACTTTAAATAATTCAAGACCGTAAAATAAGGTTAGTAATAAAAACTCCTTCAACATTATTTCTATAATTGGTTATATATTTATATCTATTTGCCGAGATTAAAAATTGATAATATTGTTATTTAAAAAATGTAATAATTTATCCAATGGAATGTACTAAATGTCATAAAGTTAAAAATTTTGATGAATATTCTTATAAAAACACAAAAGATAAAATATTCTATTTGTATTGTAATGATTGTAGAATTATTACTTTGTCTTCACAAAAAAAATATAAAGAAAAAGCTAAGGAGAATTATAACTTAAAAAAAAAGCAAAATACAGTAGAATGCGAATGTGGAATATCATATATTTGTTTTAGAGACTTTCATATTTATAGGCATATAAACAGTAAAAAGCATAAAAACCTATTGATATCTAAGAATGATAATATATAATTGGGCTGATACTATTAAACTTTTTAACATTAAAGGTGTTATTCATATTGGTGCTCACCAATGCGAAGAAGCTGATTTTTACAAATCCATTAATATAAATGATGTAATGTGGATTGATGCAAATCCATTAAGGGAAAATGTCTATAAGTATTTAGTGTCAGATAAAGATAATATAGAGTTTGATTTTAATATATCTAATAATGGCGAATCGTCTTCATTGTATAATATCAAAATACACGGTGATGAATATCCTGATATTTATTACACAAATACGAATAAAATCAAATCAATTACACTTGATTCTATTTATATTAAGAATAATATAGATCCTATGAAATATAATATGTGGAATATATGCTTACAAGGTTCTGAATTAAATGCTTTGCGTGGTGGCATAAAAAATATAGATAGTGTTGATATTATCTATACTAAAATATATACAAAAGAATTATATGAAAATAATCCTATCATAACTGATATGGATAGTTTTTTAATTCAATATAAATTTAAAAGAATATTAACAGAATATACAACAAATGGATGGGGAAATGCCTTATATGTTAAAAAAAAATATTGCTTATAAGTATAAAGTAAGTATTATAATGGCTACTGGCGGTAGTAATTGTAATTGTGATTCAAATAATCAAGACGGAGGTGCGAAAAAAAGAAAGAAATCTACTACAACCAAAAAGCGTAAAATATCTGATTATAACAAGTTTATGAAAACAGAAATTAAAAAGGTAAAAAATGATGATCCTAAATTAAGTCACCAGCAAGCTTTCAAAAAAGCTGCGGGTAATTGGAGCAAAAATAAAAAATAATTATTTTATTAAATTGCTTTATTTTTAGAGAAGTATGAGCAAGCGATTTATTCCGCCTTACAAAAAAGGCTATACTGTATATTGTATATCAAATTGTAAATACTGCAAACTATCTTGTAATGAGATTAAGACTGATAAAAAAATTATTAATTGCGACGACTATATATTAAGTTTGAGGGATAGAGATGCGTTTTATAAAAAAATACAAAAACATACAAAGATAAAATATATACATTTCCCAATGATATTCAAAGATGCCAAGTTTGTTGGCGGATATAAAGAGCTAATATCTTAGTCGAGGTCAGATAGCGTGTCATAATCGGAAGGGTCGTAGATGTTATCATAGACTTCTTCTGAGTCAGAAGAGTTATCATCTTCTGTGATGATATAAATTTTCGCATTGGTTCTGCGGTTTATTTTTTTGGTTTTTTTGATTTTGAAGATATCATACTTTTCTCCGTTGTTCCTGGTAACTGAAAACATTGCTTTGTTGTGAAGTTTCCGAATAAACTGCGTTGGTGCCTTTTGGATTTGTCCTTTTCCGTCTCCGTTGTTTGTTTTGTAGTTTTAGAAAAAACTTGTTATATCATTTTTTTATTATTACTGAACATATTTATCCCCCCGAAAGTTGATTCGCCGTTGTAATAAATATATAAAAACCCGTCTTGGCTTTTCATATTTTCATATAGATATATCATTGATGCTGAAAGTGGAGGTAGAACATTGTCAATAAAAACAAATATAGCCTTGTCAGATTCAATTTTCACACGCTTTCTTATGATAATAATAAATTGACTTAGAGTCATATCAACAGGCGCAAGATATTTACTCTTATCAATATCTTTTAATGTGGACCCTGCTGCTTTTTTGACAATTATAGGGACACGTTCAGGATATTTTGCTCTAATTCTGGCAGTTTCATCAATTCTTTTTTTAATATCACTAGAATTCATATGATTTATATTGATATATCTATATAATTACTTCTTAATTAAAAAGAGAGTACATAATTTTATTTTTCTATGATTTTTATAAACTTTTTGAAATTCAAGAGATTTTATAAATTATGTACTCAAAATATATTATATAAAAGATAAATTATTTAAATTATAAATGGGAAATTTTAAACTATACGAAACTCTTGGTGTAGATAAGAATACATCTGACAATGATATTAAAAAGGCTTATCATAAACTTGCAATGAAATATCATCCAGATAAAAATAAAGGTAACGAAGAAGCAGAGAAGAAATTTAAGGAAATATCAAATGCATACAATATATTAGGTAATAGTGAAGAAAAACAAAAGTATGATAAGTTTGGCGATGAGAAGTATAATAATGGTGGTGGTAATGAAGGGCCAATGAGTAATCCTAATGATATATTCGAAGCTATTTTTAGAAATCATGGTAGAGGAGGATTTGAAGAAGATTTTTTTGGTAATTTTGGCGGATTTGGTAGAGGAGGACAGAGAAGACCAGCAAAGGCTGGATCCATTGAAAAAACTTTTAATTTAACATTAGAAGACGTATATGATGGTATTAAAAAAGAATTAAATATAACAATTCAAAAATATTGCACGGATTGTAATGCTGTTTGTCCGGATTGTGATGGAAAAGGCGTCGTTCATCGTATACAAAATATGGGTATCATGCAAACAGTATTTCAAACAACATGTGGTGGGTGTGAGGGAGACGGGAGCATAATCAAGGGAAAACAGAATTGTAAAATATGTAATGGCAAAGGAACATATAATAAAGAAAAGCGTGCTACACTAATCATACCAAAAGGAGTGGATGAAAATTACAAAACAGCTTTTCCGGAGCTTGGAGAACAACCAAAAAAAAAAGATATAAAACCCGGAGATTTAGTAATTGGTATCAAGATAGAGAATCATAAGCATTTTGAAAGAAAAGGAGACGATTTGTACTATAAAAAGAGTTTACCATTTATTAAATCAATAATTGGTGAAGATATTACTATTCCATATTTTAAAGAAAAAATAGAAATTAATACGAGGATATTTGGTGTTGTTCATAATGGTAAGAAGTATTTAATGGAAGGCAAAGGGATGCCAAAATTAAATAGTAAAAATAAAGGTAATATGTATATAGAATTTATGATTGATTATCCCAAAATTAAAAACCAAAGTAAAGTCAGTGAATTAGAAAAAGCTTTAAATGATGTGTTTATATAGAAACACTATTTTTTTTATGTTCAATTGCGTATAAAATATTATATATAGGAGACAACTCAGTTGAATTATCAAAACCATATTTTCTTATAAATCTAGATAATTGTTTAGCATACTTATCCTTTAATATTTTTTTGTTATCAGATTCAGCTATAATATATATATAATTTTCACCAGTTATTATTTTTTTATCAATATAAAATGATTTGTCGCCATTATAATACATTAAAAACTCAGTATCCAATTTATCCAAATTAAAAAAAGAGAAAGCATTTGAAAACCTAGATTTATTAATATTTTTTGAATCAGTTTCAGAAACATAATCTGAGAACGTAAAACTATTTACATTTTCAGGTTTACCAAAAATCACATTTGTATTTTCGTTAATAAAATCATATTCTAGACATATACTGAAATTATTAAGAATATCGCGCGATAAACTCTTTTCTATAATATATATTCTATATACGTACGGTTTTTCGTAATAGTTATTTATCTCAATAGTATCTTCTATTTCTCTACATCTTTTAATATTGCTTGCATCTCTATATACTAAATCTCTGTATAGAATATAAAAAATTACAATAACTATAAATATAAATAATAAATTAATAAAGTGTTGATAATACGTTAAATTAGTTGTATTAGTTTTAACTAATGATAATGTATAAAATACATATTGTGCATTTGCTTCTATATTTATTAAAATTTTTCTAAGTGCGTCAAATACCAAATTGACTAAATTATTATTACTCATTATAATCTACTTTTATAATGATATTTTATCTTTATTTTTATTTGCAAATAGAATATTATGTATTATTGTAGTATTATAAGAACTGTTATTAGAAAATTCTTTTGTAAACTCAACTAATTTATTTGCCGTATATGTTTTAATTATATTACCATTTTTATCAGTACATAAATATTTATATTTATTACTATTAATTGCAGCCATATTGATACTAGAATCAGATATATTAGACATTGTACGTAAATCAAAGTAATTAAAATTTTTATACGAACCCTTTGTTTTTTTATATATTTCAGCTTTTTTATATAAATCCGAACCTTTAATTAGATTAATTCTCGCCATCTTATCAGATTGATATTGTGATATACCCGATAATTCTAATAATTCGTTATAAATATTTTTGATATATCCTTTAATTTTATCTATATCATCAAGGTTTTCATAAATTAAATTTTCATATTTGTTAAAAATATCATTTGAACGTATTGCTTTATCATTATCATATAATTTTAAAAATCTAAATATTTGATTTTTTGCACTATCACTATCATTAAATATTTTCATTAATTCGGATTCTAAATTATCATTATCAATACTATCAAGGTCATTAATTATGTCATGAATAGTATTTTTTTGATAGATGTATTTTCTTATATGATGTGATTCATCTGTTATGGCAGAGCCTTTATCGATAGCATCTATTGAATCTTGAATTTTATTAACTGTTTCCAAAATTTCATCATATTTATGTCCCATTACATTGAAAATATTATTATCTGTACCTTTATCGGTACCATATTCAAATTTAGTATTTTTAGTTTTAAAATTATATGTAATTTTAATTAAAAAATTATGGGATGATAATGCTATTTTATCACTATTTATAATTATAATACTATATATATAAGGAGTTTTGCTAACACTATTTTCATCAATTATTTTAATAATATTATTACAATTAGAGATACGTTTAGCATTTTTGTAGACAGTATTCCAATATGATACAATAGATAGTATACTAACTATAAATACAAATGCGATATTGAATAATATATCATAATATGCTATTTTTGATTTATAAACATCATATAGTTGATATTGCGTTGCATAATAATAAAATTGTATTATATTTTTTTCCTCAATATACTTATATATAAATACTAATCCGGTTATTATGGCAGTAGCAAATATTAGATACTTTAAATAATCTATCATACTCCCTGAACTTTCTTTGGGTGCTTTTTCCGCATATAGTTTTACATCTCTGTTTCCTGAGAAATATTCCATAGATAATATTATACTCTACTTTTAATAAGATATAAATGTTATATTTTATTATATCATATTTTCATTTTTTTATTCATTATTGAATGTGCTAATATTTTTCCCATAATTGTAGAGTTTTCACTAATAATTCCGGATACTTCGTTGTCATCCATACCTGGTAATATAATTTTATATGATTTATATAATGTTGCTTCATCGCTATGTTTATAACTTTTATAGGCACCAATATAATAATTATCTTTTAATTTATAATATTTTTTGATTTCATTATAATAATCATTGTCAATGTGTTTTTTATTTGTTGAAAATTCTTCAACAACTTCTTTATCTGCAAAATTTTCAATTATGCCTTTTCTATATTTTCTTAATTTTTCTTGCAATATTAATGTTAATTCGCCACCATATTTATTGAATAAACTTTTAAAAGATGTTTTATTTAAAATTGCATTAAATACTGGCCTTAATTCTTTCCACGGAGATACTTCGTTTAAAAAAAATAGACCCCCTAATATCAGCCAAATCATCATCAAAAATAAAATTACAACAGTTATTATAAAAAATGCCGCAGCCCAGAATATCATCATAGAACCTGATGTAATAATATCATACATATGCGAAGGACCTCCTAATACAGGGGAATTGTAACTTGCTGTATAATGCAATGTGGATTCTATATCAATTCCGAGCCAACCCATTAGTTTATAAAATAACCAAAATAAACCGAACATGACTTTTGATATTAGAATATAAAGGCAAAAAATCCAAAAATATACCAAAATATTTACAATATTTAGTTTAGCAGCCATATTTATACACCTCTTTATTTAATTGAAGCATAATTATTGTGTATCAATTAAATACGTTTTTGTTTTAATTAATTCCATATGCTTTTTTTCTAAATTATTGAGATATATATTATATTCTTTTTTAATATCATTGACTAAATTATTAAAACAATCTTTATGTTCTATATATTTAGCTATAATACTTGAAAATATTTGTTCAACATTATCATCAAAATCTTTGTTAAAATTGTTTTTCTTAAATAATGATATGATATCAGATTCAATATATGTAATATCTGTTATTTTAGTAAAATCATTATGAAAATTGTCATTTATTATTTCTTCAAATTTATTATTGATAATATCAATAAATGACATAAATGACATAAATATAAGAAGAATATTCAATTTTTATATTAATAAGAGCAAAAGTTAATATAGTTATATAAAAATTGATTATAGTCATATTAATAAGTGTTTTAATATTATGTCTGTGAAAAAAAGAGCATGCATTAACTGTCCTAAAATGTTTTACACAGGAAATGAACAATCGCCCTTACATTTTGGATTATCGGCCGAAGGCTATGATACTAATTCTTCAATGGAAGGTTATGATAAAAATTTGTGGGTTGTAGAAATAAAAAATAATAAAAAAGTATGGATTAGAAAAGATAATATTGTTAGGATTACAAAAGAAGAACCTCTTATTAATGATGTAGATGAAATGCCTTCTAATAATGAAATAACGGAAAAAAATGCAAATAGTCCAACAGACTACAATATCTATATTAAATATAGATTATTTACATTAAAAAGTCAGTCAAACAATAAAACAAATAAAAGTAATTTTGATTTAGTAAGATCAGAATGGCAGGATTTAAAAAAGGATATTAAAAAACAAAAAGATGCTATGGTTGATGCGAAAAAATGGTTTGAAGAAACAAAGGATTCTCTCCCTAAAAAAAATAGACAAAAGCAAGTAAAAATTGATTGCTAATATTTAAATATTAGACATATAATATAATTATATTAATGATTACTTTGCCCTTAAACAAGAATAAAAATATTATTCTTATTGATTGTAGCTATTATATATTTCATAGATATTTTGCTACATATAGATGGTTTAGTTTTCAAAAAATAGAAGTTGATATTGAAAATATTGTAGATAATGAAGTATTTATAAATGCATTTTATAAGCATATTAATAATGATATTAAGAAAATCTGTAAATTTTGGAAAACAACAAAGGATAATATAGTTTTATGCAATGATTGTGTTAGAAGTGATATTTGGAGAAATGATCTATATGATAAATATAAATCTACACGTACACAGAAAAATAACTTTAATAAAAAAATTTTTACTATATTTGCCGAATATATTAAGAAATTAAATATTAAAAATATATCATCAGACCGTCTTGAAGGGGATGATATTGTTTATATTACGCAAAAAAATATTAAAAATGAAACTAATGAAAATATCATAATTATTACTAACGATAATGATTTCTTACAGTTGGTAGATTTTAACGTTCTTGTTTATAATATGCAGTATAAAGAATTGAAGACACGTGGTTATGATGATCCGAAAATTGATTTACAGTTTAAAGCTATATATGGTGATAGAAGTGATAATATTCCTAGAATTTCAAGTAGTATAACCAAAGATAAAGCTGTAATGCTTGCTAAAATGTCAAATGAAGAAAGAATGGTATTTTTAGCAGAAAACAATATAATTGATAAATATAATTTTAATATGTCTCTTGTATCATTTGAAAAAATACCAACCGAATATATTAATATATATTTTAATAATATTACAATTAAGCTAGAATAAAAATGTACTATTATAATAAAAAATTGATTATTATTATTTTTATATTAAGCACCAATCTATCTGACGAATATGGTTTGTTGCAAACTTGTTCCCGATACCACCACTCCCGAAGCCGAAGTTGAAAGACTTGCAAAATGTAACTGCTGTGAAGCCCACAAAAATAACAAACCACGCACGCTAAGTGTTTGGACTGAATTGCCAATGGAGCATGCGTCGCCCGATATTACCAACAAGAACTTATATGGTATGCGAAAATGCCAATGCGACTGTCGCCATAAAGCGAGATTTATCTGCCGCAAGTATTGTATAGCTTAAATATCATTACATATTTATATATTTATATATTTATATATTTATATATTTATATATTTATATATTTATATATTTATATATTTATATTTTTTATATAAGTATTGATTTATATACTCAAATAAATATGAATTTGGAAAAAACAAATATATTGGTAACAGGTGGTTGTGGATTTATTGGTTCTAATTTTTGCAATTATATTTATAATAAAGTAAATAAATTAATTATTATAGATAAGATTACTTATGCTGGTAATAAAAATAATATTAAAAATATTTTAGATAAAGATAATGTTATTTTTATAAATGAAGATATTATTTATCATAATTTGCAAGATACATATAATAAATATAATATAAATTATATTGTGCATTTAGCTGGTGAAACACATGTTGATAAATCTTATAATTGTTTAATGAATTTTATAGATAATAATATTACAGCAACGCATATATTGTTAGAATCGTTGAAAGCGAATAAGATACCAATTATATTTTTTTCAACAGATGAAATATACGGCGAATCTAATAATACTAAATTTGCTGAAACTGATAATTATAATCCAACAAATCCTTATGCTGCTACAAAGGCAGCTGCTGAATTATTAATAAACTCTTATATTAAATCTTATAATATTAATATTATTATCGTTAGATGTAATAATATATATGGATCTAATCAACATAATGAAAAAGTAATACCTTGTTTTATTAATTATGCTTTTAATAATAAACCATTATATATCCATGGTAATGGTGATAAAATACGAGATTTTGTGTATATAAGCGATATTATAGACGCGATAATAGTTTTAATGAATAAAGGCGTTAATCAAAATATATATAATATAGGTTATGAAAATCCCATAACAATATTAGAATTAGCTAAATTAATTTTGAAAGAATGTGGTAGTGATTCAAAAATAGAATATATCAAAGATAGGCCATTTAATGATAATAGATATAATATAAATAGTGATAAAATAATAAAATTGGGTTGGAAACCAAAACATATAACAAAAGATAGTTTTATAATAAACATAAAAAAATTAATAAAAGATAAATATGATAATAATTAAGAATATAGTGGATATAGATGAATATGAATTAATTAAATGCAATAATTTAATAAAAAATAACTTCATATCTAGTCGTATTAATACATATGAAAAGGCAATATTATATTATAGTGATAATATTATTGTAGGATTTTTGGGCATAAGCCATGATAATTATTTAAATCAATTGTGTATTGATAAAAATTACAGAAATCGCGGTTATGCAACGAAATTAATAAAAATGGCAACAGATATATTAAAAGGCACTATTTATCTTTTTGTTGATAAAAATAAAGGAAATACAGATTTTTTGTTAACTTTTTATGAGAAGCAAGGATTCGTTGTAGAATATGATAACGAAGTTGAATATAAAATGTTTAAATGATAATATAAGAAGATAAAAATGATAAATAATAATGATCCACGAACAAAGATATAGAAAAATTATATAGCAAATGTCCTTATCATTATTGTTTATTACATATATTTAGCAAATATCTATGTTGTAGATTTAGAATTAGTAAATCAAAAAATATGATAATGTAACAACCCAAACAGTATAGATAAATCAATTAAAGGTGAAATAATGACGTAAATGTGTAAAAATTGATTTATTAATTTATATTTTTATATTAACAATGGAATTTATTAATGTTTACATCGACGGCTCTTGTATTAACAATGGAAAGGAAAATGCAGTTGCTGGTTATGGTGTATATTTCAAAGAAGATGATGAAAAAAACGAATATAATAGAGTAGAGGGTAAACAAACAAATAATACAGGAGAGTTAACAGCATTTATAAGAGCCTTGGAGATTTTGAAAGATGAAAATATTAGAATTAATATTTATACAGATTCGGAATATGTAATTAAATGCGCGGGATATTATACAGAAAGACTTGCAAAGAATGAATGGAAAACATCAACAAATAAAATCCCACCAAATTTAAAGTTATTGAAAAAAATTCATGAACTTATGAATAAAGAAAATAAAGAAAATATTAAATTACATCATATCAAAGCTCATACTAATTTTGAAGACGAGCATTCAATCGGGAATTATCATGCTGACAGGTTAGCTAATTTGGCAATAGGTGTTGATGTTAAAGATAAAGTTGTAAATAAAAGGAATTATATAACCGTATCTTATAATTATAAAGATGACGTTAAAAAATTAGGTGCTAAATGGGATAAAGATGAAAGAAGATGGTATTATGACGATGATATAAGTGAAGAAAATAAAATGGCAATTGGAGTTATAGAGTTATCTTGTATTGAGAATAAAGATTTGCCACCAATTATTGAAGAATCTGAAAAAGTATATATCAAAATACCTTTTAAAAGTAAAGATCAAGTAAAAAAATTGGGAGCAAGATGGGACCCGGCTCTAAAATCATGGTATTACTTTTCAAATAATACAAATAAAGATAAAATTATTAAATTAGGTAACAGTATTTAATTCTAAAATTCTTTTAATATGATTTAAATTAATAAGAGGTAATATGGGGCAACATTCCCATAAATGAGTTTTGAGGAATGTTTGTATTTTATATTTTTTAGGATACATATGGAATAATCCCATATATATATCATCCATATATTTTTTATATTTAGGTTTTAAAAGGTGTGAACTTTCTTTTGGCAATACAATAAGTAATTGCATATTTGGTGATACAAAATTATTGTTGCTATTAATAATAGGTTCTTCGTATGCAATAGAATGATTAGTTAAATCTTTTAAAGTAGGTGGATAGTTGTATGGATAGAACCATTCACAATCTATATCAGAGCCTTTATAATAAGAATACACCCAATAAATCCCTTTTATATAATTATTGCAAGCATTAAACATATCTGTTGAATCTAATGTAATGTTAGTGTTGAATATTTGCTTATAATATTCTTTGTGCCAATTTCCCGGATTATTATAAATATAATGCGATAAGCTATCTTTATTTTTTAACGCATAACAATCACTTGGCAATTTAGCATCACCCATTATTCTTTTATTTATGTATTTTTCACAAACATAATGTATATCCTTATCTTCTGTTGTAGATAAGTATTTAAATATAGACTTTAATGTATTATAATTTATTTTTCCGTTATATATCAACAAGCCGTGTTGCTCAATTGATATTTTTGTAGCAGATATTAATTTATCAATTCCATCTGTTTTAAGTTCAATTGTCAATAAGTGTGGAATGAAATCATTACCAAGAATAGATGTCATCGTACAATAAGTTTCAATAATATCAATATCATTATAACTTTCATATGATATTTCCATATTCCATTTTTCTTTAACTTCGCATAAAATAGCATTTTTAAGATTATCTATATTTAAATAATTGAATATGATATCACCAGTATCTCTATCCTTTGTTTCTCTCATTAAAAATATATTTTTTTTATGTGAAATTAATGACAATATAATTAAATCAGCATCTAGACCATTAATAATAATATTATTGTAATCATTTTCTATTTTTAATTTTTTGAATATTTTATGTTCTCCTTCACCAGTTTCATTACTTCCACTATATATAATATCTATTGAAAATGTAGAATATCTAATTTTTTTGCTGATAAAAACATTTAAATTATTCATGAATTGTGTTCCTGGTGTAATTGCGTTCGTATCCCATTGTGGTTTTTTAGTAATATGTTCATTGTCAATAACGTTTCTATATATAGATAAGTAACGTCGCTTTCGCTGTTGAGACATTTTAGCTGCTGGCGCAACTCCATCGGCGCATATTATATATTTTTTTGCTTTATAAATATCTATATAATATAAAATCTTATTCCATACACCTTCAATGATTTTATCTTCGACATCGACAATATCCTTTTCATATATTATTTCCTGCGCCACATTATGAATAATGCCATTAAAATCTATACAATATATATCGATATTTTCCGGTTTTTTGCTACTTACAATATTATTATACTTTTGTGATAATTTGTAAAAATAATAAGGAATGCCCATTTTAATATTTAAGCTAATAAATATTTATATGATAATCATTTTTTATTTTTCTTGATATCTAATTAGAGAATATAATGTATAAAAATAGTAGTCCACAAATAAGTTTAAACGCTTTATTTTTTGGTTCTGAACAATCTAAGTATGCTGGAATTGCATTATTTGGTACAATATTTGTATTATGTTTAGCTATATTATTTTCCAGTAGTAAAATACCTATTGATCAAAGGCTAGCATTTGTTATATTTATAATAATTTTATCAATACCATCTATATTAATGTCTTTATTTGAATTAACTTGTATAGTAACAGGTGGTAATGCGAATACGCGATGGTGGTGTTGGTTACTCGCGTGGGTCATATCGATTGTTATAATATTATACTGTTTAATGATTATTTTATCGTTATTAATGTCTATGTCTAGCTTTGAATTAGCTAACCAAAGAGCCAATAATAGCGCAGAAAATAATAAAATTGATTCTAAAACTGCCGATGAATATGCTAAAAATGTAATTAAGCAATATGAAGACGATAAAAACATGGTAAATGGTAATACAACCAATGTTAAAAATATGGTAAATAACGATGTTCATCATGTAAGTAACAAAGAGCCACATTTCCAACACCACGAAGAACCTCGCGAAAAACCTCGCGAAGAACCTCGTCACCTAATGCCACCGGTTGTAAATAAAGAACTAAGTGGATTTGACAATAATGCTAACACAAGTTTTTACTCACCTATTCAATAATTAGTTTTTTTTATAAATATATTTAAGAAATCGTTTAATATATTATTATAATGTTGAGTAATGAAAAAAAAAGAAGATGAGACAAGTAAAAAAAATAATACTTATTTTAAGCCACAAACTTGTAGAAATTGTGGGTTAAATGGTCATTTATATAAAGATTGCCCTCATCCTATTATGAGTTTTGGAATTATTTGTTATAAAATAATTGATGGTAAAATTAAATATGTTATGATACAGCGAAAAGATAGTTTATCATTTATGGAATTTGTTAGAGGCAAATATAATGCCGAAGATCAAAATTACTTAAAACAACTTATAGAGTACATGACAGAAAATGAAAAACACATGATTATGAATAATAGTTTTGATCAAATATGGAATTATACATGGTGTCAATCACATCATACTAATTTTAAACAAACAAAAGAATATCTGGATTCAAAAGCCAAATTTGAACATAATATAAATAATAATAATTTAAAAAATATATTGGCTGTTAAAAATGTTAAAAGTAATTATACGGAGCAAGAATGGGGATTTCCCAAAGGTAGAAAAAAAATAAAAGAATATGATATTGATTGTGCGATTAGAGAATTTTGCGAGGAAACACAATTATATAAAGATGATATTTCAATTAATACAGATGTTATACCTTTTCAGGAAATATTTTTTGGCACAAATAATGTACTATATAAACACGTTTATTATATAGCAAAAATTATTAAAGATGACGCAGAATTACTTATTAATAAAACATGTATGGAGCAGATTAGAGAGGTCAGAGCTTTAAAATGGTTTACATATAGTGAAGTTCTAAGTCATATTAAAACTCACAATATTGAAAGAATCAAAATATTTAAAAAGGCACATAGTATTATAAGTAGTTTATTATAATATATCTTTATTTTTAATAGGATAATGTTAAAAGGCAAAACAGCCAAGAAAATTGTTTGTCCGGAAGGAACAGAAATTAATCCAATATCTGGAAGATGTGTTAAAATATGTGAAAAAGGGAAGATTAGAGATGTTAAAACTGGGAAATGTGTTAAAGATAAAAATATAGCATGCCCCGAGGGAAAAGAAATTAATCCAATATCTGGAAGATGTGTTAAAATATGTGAAAAAGGGAAGATTAGAGATGTTAAAACTGGGAAATGTGTTAAAGATACTAAGATAGAAAAATTAGAACCTGTTGTGATAACATCAAAACTATCTAAATCGTCTAGTCCGACATCATTTTCTTTATATTACCCGGATTTAAAAGAAGATGACTTTCCTAACAAAATTTCTAGAAATATGAATTTTGCAATTCATAAAATACCTAAATTTCCTATTATTGAAAATATTGAAGATTTCAATAATGTTGCTGATAAATTATGTGGTTCATTTGAAACCTCTTTATATCAACATTTTGTTAGCCAATATATATCTTATAAAACACCTTATAATAGTATACTATTATATCATGGGGTTGGTGTAGGTAAAACATGTTCAGCAATAACAATGTCAGAATCACTATTAATAGCACATGATAACAAAGAGCCTATGATTTGGGTAATTATGCCACAATCATTGAAGCAAAGTTTTAAATCGCAGATTTTTGATATAGATACTCATACATTTAAAAATATTATGGATCAATGTACCGGGGATACTTATGTGAAACTATTAAATATTTATAAATCATCATTTGATAATAAGAAGTTACTTAATAATGAATTGAAGAAAATATTAAAAAATAGATATAGATTATTTACTTATGATGGATTTTCCAAATATATTATAGATAATTATAAGGATAAAAAAGTTGAAAACAAAGTAATTATTATAGATGAAGCACATAACATAAGAAGTACAAATAAAAAAGATAAGGATTCTTATATTACATTAACAAATATATTAAGTTCGGGGGCAAATAACAAGTTAGTTTTATTATCGGCTACACCTATGTATAATGAACCAAGAGATATACTTGACTTATTCAAATTAATGTTGTTAAATGATAAGCGTGAAAATATACTTGCAAAATATGCAAAAATATTTGGTAATCAAAAATTAAATATTGATGATACTGTTGTAGAATTGATTAAAAAGCTATCTTCTACATATATATCATATCTAAGAGGTAAAAATCCATTTACTTTTGCATTAAAGTTAAATCCCGAGAATAGTGGAATTAGGGTATTAAGGAAAACACCTATTAAAGACCCTTCTAATAAAGCTATACCAACAAATGAATTAAAATGGATAGATAACATTGATAATGGTATCGTAACATCTAAACTCAGTTTATCACAAAAAATTAAAATAGAAAAATTAGGATATAATAAAGAAAAAATAGATGAAAGTGAAAGTGATGATATATCTGATGATAATGAATCTGTTGAAAATAAAAATCAAAATATGAAATTATTACAACCGATGAATATAGTATACGATGATGAAATAGGAAATAAAGGGTTTTTCACTTTTTTTACAAAAACGAGAGATAGCGATCCGTTACTTGTTAAATATAATAAAAAATATGAAAATGCCTTAATGCCAGATGAAAGTAAATTGGGTAAATATTCTGGAAAGTTTATGAATATATGCGATATTATAAAAAAATCAAAAGGCGTAATTGTTATATATTCTAGATTTGTATATTCTGGTATATTGCCATTTGCTATTTGTTTGGAGCATATGGGTTTTACAAGAGAAGGTACAAATAATATACTAAATAATGCTGAAATAATTAAAGACAAACCTGTATATGATAATATTAAATCGCCAAAGTACTGTATATTAACAAGTGATAATAAGGAGATTATGGGTTCTACACAAATAGATACTTTAATAAGAAAAATAAATAAGCCAGAAAATATTAATGGTGAATTAGTTAAAGTTATATTAATAACACCGGTTGCAAGTGAAGGACTTAGTTTTTTTAATGCTCGCGAAATACATTTAATCGAACCATGGTATCATTTTAATAGACCTGAACAAATTATTGGCAGAGGTATTAGAAATTGTAGGCATCAAAATTTACCACTTGAAGATAGAAATACTACTGTTTACCTACATGCTAGTATAAATGATAACGAAACTAAGGAAACTATTGATATTCACGCTCTCAGAATATCAACTCGTAAATATATTGATAGCATCAAGGTAGATAAAATTATAAGAGATAATTCCCTTGATTGTATATTAATGAAAAATATAAATTATTTTCCCAAATCAATATTTAATATTGGAAAAGTAAAACTCAATACCTCTCAAAATAAATTTTATGAATATGAATTTGGAGACGATGATAAAATTGAGCCAGCATGTTATGATAAAAAAAATGATGTAGACTCTGATGGATATAATAGCGAAGCTTATAAACATCTATTGAAACGAACACAAAACTCTTTGAAGGGATTATTATCAAAATATATTAAGGATGGGATTTTTTATATTGTTTATGATGATATCAAGAAAAAATTAGATATTGATGATGATTTATTACTATATACTATTAGAAAATCAATATATCCATTTATAATTATTAATGATTATTATATTATAATACATAAAGATGGTATTAAAATAATTAAAAACGTTAGTAAAAAAATTAATAAATTAAGTATAATATTTGGCGATGAAGATAAAATAGTAAAAGCCAGTAGTGATAATAAATCGTCAAATATTGAAAATGTTATTAAGAATATTGATATTGACACCGAAAATAAAAATAGTACTACAATATCAATGTATTTAAATCTAGATAATAAGCAATTTTTAGCTTTAATACAATTGATATTGACAAATAAAAGCAGTGATGATAGAATACTATTTTTAGAGAAGTGTTTGTATGAACAAGGAGTGTTAATAAAAAAAGAGGAAATACCTTCTTACAAGAAGAATGATAATAAGTACATAGGATATATAAATATATACGATATTACCAATAAAGATAATAATATTGATAAACTAGATATTAATCTTCATGTTAAGGATACTGATGTGTTTAATATGGATATTACTAAACGTGAAAGAGATGAATTTGCTAAAATGAGAAAGATACCTTATATTTTACCAAAAGATATGTCATTGGAAGAAATGCCTTGGGGATTTTTAGAACCTTTTAAAAATAAAGATACATTTATAAATAAACTTAAAATTTTCTCAACGGATCCTGTAATTGGAAAAGGCAAGAAAACAGGTCGTGTATGTGAAACATATTACGATACCGATCATAATAAATTCTTAAATCAAATAAATAAAACAAATGGTGATAATTACAAATTCAAAAATAAGAAAATATATTGTAATCATATTGCAAATAAATTATTAGAAAAAAATAAATTATTATTATTGCCATTATATAAACCTAGATAGTTAAAACTATTATTTCTTTATAAGTATCTTTATTATATGATACTATTGCATCATTGTACTCAATTGATTTACTAAATAAGAAGGATATAAACAATGCCGTCGCTTTATTCCATCTATTATTAACAATACCGGACATGACTTCTGAACTTTTTGTTATACCAAAAACCTTACTAAATTCTTTTTGTGAAACAAATTCAATTAATTTTGCTTTAATATTTTCTTTAAAATCATCAAAAGTATTAGATTCCTTCATAATTATATCCATTGGTTTCAATAAAGCCTTTTTTGGCATTTTTTTAGGTTTTATTGTAATATTTTCTACTCGAACCTTTTCTTGAATAACAGGTTCAATATAATCTATATTTTGCGTAAACTTATTATATATACTAATATTATCTGGTTTCCATAATGTTCTATTGTCATTAGAGTGATTTATTTTGTCATATAATATTTTAATCATAATTATTATATATATAATATTAATACTTTCTATATCATTTTTTATGTTATTAAATAATTTTCGTACTTTAATTCATTATCGTAGAGATTGTAAATTAATGTATTTTGTTTACTAAACTTTTTCTTTAACAAATAAAATTTCATACTAGATGAGAATTTCTGTTTTACATTATTTCCCAATTCGGTTTGTATTATATTGGATTCTTCTTTTTGCGTATCTTCTTTATTAGTGTTATCAATTGTATCATTTAACAAATTTTTCATTAATTCATATTTACTTATTTCATTTTGTGATTTAATACAGAAAGAAATATAATTGTTCATTTTCACGAGGTTCTCTTTTGATAACCAGTTTAAGTTTAAAAAAACACCATTATTATTTTTTGTATAATTAACATTACAATTTTTTATTATTTTAAATAATTCTGTTATTTCATTATGCGTTAACTTTATAACATTTCCTTTTATTAATCTACATAATTCATGTTTATTCATTTTTACTATATAATAATTTTATATATTTATATATTAAATATCTTCAAAATCTTCTTCAAAATCTTCTTCTACATCTTCGTCTAAATCATCTAATTCTTCGTCGTCATCTTCGTCGTCATCTTCGTCGTCATCTTCGTCATCATCGTCATCTTCTTCTTTTAATGATATCGCATCTATTTTAATTCTTTTGATATCTTCTTCGTCATCTTCATCTTCATTTTCGTCTTCTTCATCTTCTTTATTTAAAATATCTATAAAATCATCATCATCTTCTTGCTCTTCAAAATCTGATTGATTGTCTTCTTCAATATCTTCTACTATTTCAATGATTTCCTGTTTATCTTTAATAATTTTACCAACAATAGATATCATTTTATCATATAGGGTAAACTTTTTGCCACATACGCGAACATTTACATTGTCTCCAATATTGACATCATCAATATTTATCTCAGATTGTATCCCGGATGTAATGCGCGGAATAATAACTTCAAGTATAGACATATCTTCAAATGTACCAATTGCTCTGAGACCCAAATTATTTTTAGCTTTAATGATACATTTAATTATAGAGTCTTGTGTTGGGTTACATATTTCAGCGATACAACTTAAATCATATGCTATATTTCCATTTAAATGCGACTCCTTAAAATACCCAGCAGTTCTTTTAATAATTTTGATACTATCTTTTTTAATGAATCCATGTTTACTACAATTATTTTCAAGGGTTGTTTTAAGTTTCAATAATATTGTGTTGTCAAAATTTTTATTAAATTCTTTTGGAGTTAAAATAACAGTAGTATTAAACTTGATTGGCATAAACATCGTTGACATTGCTATAGTAATATAATCTATAAGAATATAATCATTTTTTTTATTTATATATAAAAATTGATATATAAATCTATAATATCTTTATTTATTAGAGACGCAATATGGAAATTTCCAAGGATCATTCTATATTTTCTATAATTGATAAGCACTATTCCTTAATTGAAGAAGATTGTGTAACATATATAAAATTTACTAATGCATTAAATTGGAGTGATAGTGCATATGAAAATTTTATAAATGTTATGAAATCTTATAATTATGAAGAAGAAATAGATAAACAGAAGCTAGAAATATACTGCGATGAAACATTATTAAAAGTATCTGGAAATACTAATATTATTAAATATTGTCATAATTCCAAGTATAATAGTAAAAACTTTGAGTGGCATAAAAACAAAGTAATTTCAAAAGATATTGTTGATGATTTATTAGACTCTAAATTAAATTTTTATTCTATTAAAAGCAATTTATCATCAGATGCAAGCATTCCTGTGAATTGGAATGATATCAGAAAATTTTATAAAATAACAAAAAAAATAAAATACACCGATCCAGATACAAATATTAAGTTTATTATTAGTATAACAAAGGGAAATGGCTTGGAATATGATGAAGCAAATGATTCAGACATGTATTATAATTTAAATTATTCCGGCATATTATCGTCAACGCAAAAATACGAGTTTTATGTTGATATAACAAAAACTGATAAAGATTATATATTACCGGCATTAATTAAAATGGAACAAGCATTATATTTATCAACATATGTTATATCCAAAACACAACAACAAGATATTATAAAAAAATATTATGAACTTGTTAAAAATGATATTACTATTAAGTCGTATAACAATAAAAATCCCAATAAACCTCCATTAATAACACCTAAACCTGTTACATTAGAAAAAATTAATGTTCTCAATCCCGATGAATATGGTATTATTAGTATATTATCAGAATATACTGTTACAGAAAAAGCAGATGGTGAAAGATTACTTATGTATATTGATAATATTGGGAAAGTATATCTAATTAATAATACATATAGAGTAATGGATACGGGAATTACTGCTATTAAAGAGTTAAACAATAGTTTGATTGATGGCGAATATATTGCATGTAATAATAGAATTGATAATTCATCGAAAGGTTTATTTGCTGCATTTGATATTTATTATTACGGTGGTGAAAAAATTACATCGCTACCATTGATAGATAAAGATAATAAGGTTAAATCCAGATATATGTATTTATTGCGAACTGCTAATGGTATGAAAAAAACTGAATATTCTATTGACTATATTGTAAAGGAACATCTATATAACAATGATATTTTAATGGATTGTGACGAAATATTATCGGGAAAAAAACAATATCCTTATGATATTGATGGTTTAATATTTACTCCTGCTAAATTAGCATTATATTCATATTATGCGAATAAGGCGATGCCTATAACTGATAATGTTAAATGGGATAGGGTATTTAAATGGAAGCCACCCGAACAGAATACTATTGATTTCTTAGCAAAGCAGGCGCGAACTATAACTATCGATGGTATAAAATATAAAGAGTTTTTGTTATATGTAGGATATAATGCGTCTCAGTGGGAACCTTATACAATAGACGAGGCTTTAAAGATTGCATATAATAAGGAATATAGATTGATGACACAAGATAAAAAGAAATCATATATGCCTAAATTATTCCAACCAAATATATATTATGAGAAAGGTATTGAAAAATTACTTGTTAAATTAGATTCCAATGGGAAAGTTAGATGTGAAAATGGTGATATACTCGAGGGTGATGTAATTATAGAATGTATTTATAATATGGATCGTAAGATTCCTGCGAATATGAGATGGAGTCCAATGAGATTACGGGAGGATAAAATACGGATTTATAAAATGGGGGAATTATCAAAAACGGCTAATGATATGAGTGTAGCAATTAATATATGGCGTTCTATTCATAATCCAGTAACAGAGAGTATTATTAGAGGAAATAAACAGGTGGCAAATATGGATGTAAACGATAGTGAAAGTGAGAGATTATTAGAGGCAGATGATATATATTATTCTAGAAATGTACCAAGAGATGCAATGTTTTCGTATAATATGCTTCAATTTCATAATTTAGGTATTAAGAGAATGCTGTACAAGAAACCTAGTAGTAAAAATAGTTTAATTGAGTTAGCATGCGGGGAAGGAGGTGATATGTCAAGATGGATTGACAATGGATATAAATTTATTCTTGGTATTGATTTGGTAAAGAATAATATATATGGTCCTCGCACAGGAGCATATAGTAGAATGTTAGAAAATAGAAAGCGATTTTTCAGAAATCATAATGTCAAGGATAAAGTATCATTTCCCAATATGGTATTTGTAGCAGGTGATTGTGGAAAAAATATTACAGACGGAGAATGTTCATTATCAATTGACGATCAAGAAAGTTTCAATGTATTAAAAAATGTTTTAAATAAAAAGCGCAATGATATGCAAAAACATTATTCTAATATCATTGGGCAAGGCGCCAATGGCTTTGATGTTTGTTCGTGCATGTTTAGCATTCATTATTTCTTTAAAAGCGAAGAAACATTAGATACCTATTTAAATAATGTGAGCTCTTTGTTAAAAAACAATGGAACTTTCTTCTGTACTTTCATGGACGGTAAAAGAATAGAAGATGAAATTAATAGTAATGGCGGAGATATGATTGAAGGAGTTAAAAATACTGAAATTGATATTAAAAACAAGGTGCCAATTTGGGCCATTATTAGAAGATATAATAAGGATACAATTGATAGGTATAATAAAAAGATTGATGTGTTTATAGAATCAACAAGTAAATTTATACCAGAATATTTAGTATCATATGAATTATTAGTTGAAAAATGTAAAACTCACAAATTAGAATTGGTAGAAAGCGAATTGTTCTCTGAATACTTCAATAAAATTAAATCAGAAATCCCTGAAGATGATAGTGATAAGGAAGCAATTCATAAAATTGTCATGGAATTAGATAAAGACCCCGTACAGAAGAAGTTTAGTTTCTTTAATAGATGGTGTATATTTAAAAAGGTTTAATTAAGAGATTCGTATATAAGAGCATATTTATTTTTTTATTTATAATTAAGATGATTTTATTTTATAGCCCTCAATGTAATCATTGTAACATGTTAATAGATAATATAAAAAGATATGATAAGGATAAGAAAATTAAGCTGGTTTGTATAAATGATTTAATTTCGGAAAATATAGAAATAGAAAAGAAAATACATTCTGTACCAGCATTTATGTTAATGCCTTCAAAGGAAGTGTTGTATGGTAAGGCTGTTTTTGATCATTTGATAATGCCCGGTAGAGGAATATTGTGTGGGGGGCAAAGTACCCGCATTGAAAGACCAACTAAAAATAACCAAGATATAGACGATATTAATGCGACAAAACCATTAGATATTAAAGAAAATCCAGATGAACCATCTGCGTTTGTATTAAATGGTTTTAATTTTTCAGATAAGTTTTCGTCCATAGATGAAGAAAATAATGCTGAATGTAGAGACAAAGGGTATAATTGGGATTATATTACTAATAATAATAATATATCAGATGGTGTCGGAAGTCTAACAATATCTGAAAGTGAAGGCAAGAAATTGCCTTCATTAGATGAACTAAAAAAATTAAGAGATAATATTAAATTTGACTAATGAAAACATATAAGGAATATCACCAATATTTTTATATAATAAAATGTCAAATCAATATGTTTTTAATCAGTATTATATAGACCTCATTAAAAGACTTAAAAAAACAGCAAAGAGCATCAAAGATGACGATAAAGATAATGCTAATTACGAATTAGCTAAGGCTATTACAAAATCTATTAAAAATAATTATGTTACTCTTGATAAATCTTCTGATGAGTATATTGTATATGTTAATAAACTGCCAGAAGAAGTATGGAAAACTTACATTGAGGTTGAAGAAGATAAAATTGGCGAATGGTTTGAAAAGGACGAAGTCAAAGATGTTGAATTATATCAAAGTATATCGATGTCAAATATTCGTACAATAATTAACGACGATTACTTGTGTCATCATTTCATAAGTGTTTTTTATTTATTTAAAAATGAGTTAAATGAAGAACAAGTCAAAAAATACGTTTCTATACTACAAGAATCATTTAAAGAAGAATTATACGAAGGTATTGAAAATGAACAACATAAAACCCTTTTATTGCGATTAAATGAGTTAAAGAAGAAGAATATCAAAACTAAAAGTGGTGTAAATATGGCTGGGATGGAAGATACTATGCTTGGTAAATTAGCAAAAGAAATATTGGAAGATGTTGATGTTGATAAATTGCAACAATCTATGGGGGATAAAGGCGATTTGCTACAAGCTATTGGAGACCCCGATAGTGGTTTTAGTGATCTTATTTCAAATGTAAGTAGAAAAATGGCTACGAAGATATCAAATGGTGAATTGAAACAAGAAAATCTATTACAAGACGCCATGAAATTTGCGTCTACAATGCCTGGATTATTTGGAGGAAATCCAGGAAATAAAGGTAACAAGGGTAATAATCAGCAAAAAAATATGATGAATATGATGAACATGATGAATAATATGATGAATAATAAGGAAGGTATGGGAGCATTTAATGATATGATGGGTGGTGATAAAGGGAAAAAAACTGGTAGCAAAACTGCATTCAATAAAAATGCGTATAAAAAAGCGATGGCATCAAATAAACTAAAAGCTAAATTGGCTAAACGCAGAGAAGAGAACCAAGAAGTTTCTGATGAATAAAAATAATGTAAATATTTAGAGTAATAAACAAAATGTTTTGGCTGGACAATATATCTGAATTAATGAATCCTATAATTATACCAGATATAAACATGACAATTGAAGAAAAAATTAATGCTATTATAAGAGCAATTATTTTTGTCGGGTTAATATGTACCCTGATATTTAATGATACACGATATATATTATTTATTATCATTATAATGATTGTTTCAATATTAATTATAAATTATCAATATGATAAAAATAAGAAAATAGAAAAATATTTAGATTTAAATGATTTGGATATAGTAGATAATAAAAAATGTATCAAACCGACCGAAAATAATCCATTTATGAATCCTAACATATTAACTACAAAAAAAGGAAATCAAGAATATGCCGCGTGTTCTATACACAATAAAAATATTAATAAAAATATTAATAAATACTTTTATGAAAAAATATTCAGGAATGCCGATGATATATACGATAAATCAGCATTAGATAGACAATTTTATACTGTTCCGTCAACTACCATACCTAATAATAGAGAAAGGTTAGGCGATTGGCTTTACAACAGAGGCCCATCGTGCAAAGAAGGCAATGGTTCAAAATGTTATAATAATTTATATAACGATATCAAAAATAATGTACAAATTTAATCTTTGGAATAATTTTCGTAAAACCTTTTTTTTTCTAAGAATTCTATTTATTAAATTTAATATTATAATTATTTTTTTGCAATTTCAATACAACATTAGTTAATCTTTTTGTTCTTGGTTTTTAGATCTTTAATATTTTGCTTATTAATTATAATAATTAATCATTTTTATATATAAATAAATAATGTTTTTAATATTTAAATTTAAATGAAGGAAAAAATTAGTATAACTTATTCTCATCAGGTAAATGATGATGATACTAATGAAAGCAAAATAGAATATAATAAGTATTCAAAAATGACAGATGATATAGAAAAGTTATTAACTTATAAGAAAATTGTTAAGAATGACTTAACGGGAGGGGAAATAACAAACAACGAGACATTCAATGAATTATATAAAAACGATACTGATGTTAATGAGGTGGTCGGTCACAGTTGCAATAAAAAAGATTGGGATGTGCAGGAATATACAAATTATAATTTAGATAAATCGTATAAAAAAGAATATGATAATATTAAACTAGACATTAATTATGATATGTTGGAAAAATATAAAACTAAACATTTAACCTATAAATAAAATTTTTATATATTATTTAAGAATAGATAGATAATGAGTAATAATACTTTTGATAGCTCAACTAATATATGCAATGATAGTTGTTGGAAAGTTGCCAAGGAATTACATAACAAAAAAATAGAGGGGTATAATATATATCCTAATAATCCCGTTGATTGTACTAGTCCACATGTAAGAATGGCTGATATGTATTTAAATCACACCAATCTAAGAGGACGCCCTGGTTATGGTTTGGCGGATGATTGTTTAATTGACAATTATTCATCTCTAAGAAATCACCCTTCTATGTTGACACATGATAAATGTAAAATACAATTATTTAGTCGTATATTTACATCGGGTCCTAATCTTAGATGTGGAAAAACACACATAGACAAGGAATTAGAATTAATAGAAGGAGAGGATACTAATACGGTTAAGTGTAGAAAACAAATTATGGAAGAAGAGATGAATAATATGATACCTTTACTTGATTGTGTAAAAGATGTACAAAATCATGAAAATATCGTACCTATATGGGTAAACGGCGGCGAGGATACTCGCTCTTATATAAATAGGGCGGAATTCAATAAAAACTGCAATTGGGGAGGTAGAAATAACAATATTTCAACATAATTAAAAAAATCTTATATTATAGAAGATATGAGTTTTAATAGAACAACATACGATAATTGTTCATATAAACAAGAATTACAAGGTAATGTGAGCACTTTACAATATTTACTATCTCCATACAGATATGAACACACTAATAAATGCAGACATCAATTGGGATTTATTGGAGGCACTTCTGTATCACATATAAAAGGCAATTTAGTAGATCTAGATAGTGAATTACGAGGCCAAACAAGAATAGTATCTAAATGTAATACAAACCAATATTTACCAACAGATGACGGTATTATCAAAAATGATAAAACAAAACCAATTGACACGACAATGCTTCATTTACCTGCATGCCAATCTATAATGTATCGCGAGGTACCTATGCCTCCTAAAATAAATTATAATAAATGCTAATTATTTTTTTAACATAATTTTCCAAAGTAATTAAATATGAGATAATATAATAAATATATCGGACCCAACATAAACGCTGCAAATGCAAATAATATTCTAATAAATATATTATTAACTATTCCACCCCATTTACATGAAAATGATAAATATGCTGCACCAACTGATATTAGCAATGTTATAATATAAAGTAAAGCTATAAACAAATTATCTATTAAAGTCCATCTGTATAAGTATTCTGGATTATATCCATTTAAATATAAATAAATTGTTTCTATTGAATTATATTTTGAGTTTTCATCTTGATTATTGAATTTTTCAACTAACAATAACATATCTATTTATTTGATATATAAAATAATATATGATTTTATTAGATATGGATAAATATATAGATACCCGATTAAATTATGATAGTTGTAGCTATAAAGAAAAATTAAGAAGAACTGTTGGTCCCGGTTTATATCAATTAGAATCACCATACAATGATTGTAATGATTGCTCGCAAGATATACCAGGTGATCCATCATTAAGATATCAAAATTATGGTCAAAATACTTGCTCTATGAAAAAAGCGGTTGATGATTCTAGTGAATTACGTGGTCTAAATTATAAAAATACCAAATGTAATGCAAATGAATATATACCTGGTAAATACGAAAAATCCGGTTGTTTTATAAGAGGTGATACCGACCCTCGTGCGTGCACTGCTCCACGCGAAGATACCCGCTTATCTAATCCACCATGTACTTTAAAAGAAACTGGTATAAATAGATGGGAATGGTTATGTTTTGATCCACAAGAAAGAGCCATAGAAGGTTTTGATAGAATACCTGTAAATTATAGAATGGTGGCCAAGGATAATCATGTACCATGTATAGAAGAACCATTTGACCAATCTATGTTCCAGCCAAATAATGGCAAGGACATGAATAAATTAGAAGATTGGAAGATGCGCAATAAAGATAATAAATTATATACACCTGGATATCCCTACGGTTCTATGTATACTGGTGTTTCTTGCAAAAACTAATATAAATGTTGTATATATTAATGTATTTTTTATCCTTTATTGATTAGAGGTCAATAATGGAATTATCCACTGATATACCATCAATGAAAAATATTTATGATTCTACATATTGGAATCAAGTTAAGCAAGATGAACAAAAAAGAAGTGATAATATGTATAATAGAGCAAAAACCCCATTTAATACAGGTATTGTAACAATGCCCGCTACTTCGGATATGTTTAAAAAAATGAATTATACCATTCCTGATAATAGTAATAATCAACAATATATACAATCTTTATCTGGTAATAAAATTGACAAAGATTCGTTTACGCATAGCAATATGACACCTTTTTTACGTAAAAATATCACACAAAATACTAATTTAGAATCCATGTCCCCGTTTCTTGATAATAGAACAGGGGGCAATCAATTCTGGCAAACCAAAAAAGAAGTCCCGTGTATGTTTAAGCCCCAGGCTAATAGTGGCGGTAATATATGTGGTATGAAAAATAATGACGATTTTTTTAAATCTCGTTTGGATTTCAAGGAAAAGGCTAACAATTTTTTTCCGATAGAACAAATTAAGGTAGGTCCGGGGTTAAACCAAGGTTACGAATCCAAGGGTGTTGGTGGATTTCATCAAACTGAAACCAATACATTAGCGCGACCTAAAAATTTAAATGAATTAAGAAGTAAAATTAATCAAAAAGAAACTACTTTCAAAATACCTGTTAAAGGTCATATTAAAGGTCCTGATCAACGAGGTGTACAAATGCCACTTGATAAAAATCGCCCCGAAACAGTATATGAACAAAATGAAGACATGTGGTTGAAAACAACAGGATCTGTAAACAAGGATTCTTTGCGTCCCGCACAAAATATTCGTCCAACTACACGTCAAGAATCTCACGTTGATTATCAAGGTGGTGTATCTTTAAATGATGCTAATGCTGGTTTAAGCGATGATTATGGTAAAGGCAATATAATAACTTATAATAATGAGCGAGCGAGTACAGAAACTAATACTGTTGTTTCAAATGTAACCAGTATAGTAAAAGCAATTGTATCACCCATTGTTGATGCATTAAAATATACTATGAAGGAATATACTGTTGAATCTGAAAGAGGAGTTGGTAATCCAAGTATACAAATACCAGAAAAAGCTACAATGTATGATCCTGATAATCATATTATGAAAACTACTGTAAAAGAAACAACTATTCATGATAGCGAAATGACTAATTTGTCTGGAAATAAAGAAACTTACTCTACTATAACAGATCAAGCTAAAACTACTGTAAAAGAAACATTGATACACGACAGTGGACATACTAATATAAAAGCAACTGACGGTGGTTATACTATTTCCGATGATGATGCAAAAACAACAATTCGCGAAACCGTTAAACCAATTGATACTGTGCGCAATATAGGAGGTGTTACATATAGTGTTTCTGTATATGATCCTGAAATTGTTGCTAAAACTACCGTTAAGGAAA